TTAACAAAGTATCTTCGACCATAATGAGATATCATCGTATCTCTTCAGCCTTGCAATGATCTCAGATGCTTTAAGATCCAAAGCTGATATTGGTGGGAAACCGTACGCCTTAGCCAGCATGACTTTCCCATGGTATTGAGTCCCTTTAAGAGACCTATAGAAATGAGACAGCCAATGTTGACTCCTGCCATATTTGTTTTCCACCTGTCGAATACTTACTACCTTGATGCTAAGAGCAGCAAGTACTGACTGTTGGACTTGCCTAGCTATCCTAGGCATTTCTTTCTCTGTGAATAATTGAATAGCTAACTGGCGAGCATAATCATAGCATCCGGGCAGTATTTTCGAATACTCTCCCTTTGTGTCACGCGAGCCTACGATATATTGTTCATACCATATATCGAGTCTATTCGCCTTGGGAGTTACGGTATCCGATACACCGCCCGCTAACTTGTGCGTCGCCATCACGCTGTTTAGATCAACATCACATCGTCCAGCCCATATATCATTCAATCTGCCTAGAGACACTCTCTGTATCTCGTCGACGACATCCTTGTTTGATATGCGGGCCCTAATCTCTGACACCCGATCGTGCAGAGCAGATAAGCATCCGTGTAGTGAGCTCGGAATTATTGATTCTGTCCTTCCGTGCACCACGGTGCTGATAGAACGGGCTAAATACTGGGTCCCGTCCCCACTCGAGTGATCAACTCTCAAGAATTCTGCCACCCCCGCTAAATTGCACTTGGGTGGTTGAGAACGCAAGTTACGAGATCTTAAATTCTCTTCAATCTGTTTCACTTGCGAATAGTTATCCACCGGTAGTAGAACGTCATCTCCGTTATGTAGACCCTCTGTATCTACTACCCCGTCACAACACATGTATGTGTACACCCAGTTTAACACACTATTCATGAATGATGTCAACCTCCAGCCAGATAACATCGTTCCCGCCACTTTGTAAAACCTACCCTCTGGGTCGTGTATCCACTGTTCGTCCATGGCTCTGATAGACCATTTGATCGCTATCACTTGGTCCTTGCTCAGCCATGACCCCCAGACATCCAAATAGGCCAACATTACTGCCTTCATCGCTTCTATGCTATGTTGACTGTTGAAGTCTTCATAATCCAGACAGTACGCTACCCGATTTGGCATGATAAGCTTGAGCCTATCTCTAACATAACTCACACCGCTACGAGGTCCAACTGGAAACTCTTGTGGTAATACGTCTTCACATCCTAGGAAGCCATAGGCCATGTTGACAAAGCTAGTCAAATCAACACCGTATATAGCTCGCATTTTGCCCCACTCCCACTTGGTGGAGGCCCACGCATGTATCTCTGGCTTCCTCGACACATAGTAGGACATCGGCTTGAAGCTGGTGGCTGACAGCATATAAAACTTGTTTCTTAGTTCTC